GTATAATCTGTATTCATTCTATCATAACAAGATGATTCAGGTCTAATATTTGTTGTGCTAACGAACCATTTTATTTTAGGTTCTAATAAGGTGTTTTTCACAAACCAGAAAGAGTTGAATTCATATATATTGTGAAAGCAGACCAAAACAGACTTTTCATCTGAGACCAATGCACCAAAAAGAGGATAAGAGTTCTTTATTATGCAACTATAAAGTTCTAAAACACCCTTGTACCATAAATATTTTCCAGCCACATCATCATTGTTAGAAGAGAAAACAATTGACATAACAAATCCAAAATCATCTGATGAAACCTGGCTCATACGAATGAACTCATCATCATCAGATTTCTTTATTTTTGGAAAAATGGATGCACATAATCTATTTAACCAAAGACAGTGTGATGAATGAATGATACTAGATGTATAGTGTAAGATTCCTTGCATGAAATTACTAGTATTTTTAAGATAAGGAGAATTGTTATCTATTAGATCATTATTATCACTCCTACCAAGGAATTGATTCTTCAATTCGTTAAGAGAATCAGAAGACATTGACATAATATCCGATCTGAATAAGAAATCATCAATTAGAGTTTTTGGAAGTTCTAGTCTCTTATCAGTTATTAAATTGAAAACTGTATTTAATAAGTTCTTCATACCTGGCCAATTGCTATACATTTCATTCATAAAAACAGAAAATATCTTCATGATGAATCTCTGGCACCAAGTTGTACAGTCTCCTGAAACAGTCATAGTTATAGCTGTTTTATTATTCATTGATGCTTTATGTATTTTATTATATATTTTGGGAACTTCTTTATACTTGTCCCGACCTTTTGTCAAGAACTCATTTGGCATAACATCACACATCGATCTAGAAGATGTCTCCAAAAACTTTATCAACAATCTTGAGTATATATTCAGAACAAAAATTTCTCTAACACCTTGAACCTGATTCTTTTTGAATAAATTAACAATGAGAGCACCTATTTCTTTAATCTTGTCACTGTACAATTTAAAATACAACATAGGAGAATTTTCTTTTATATCTAGTTCATCTAGAACTCTAAATATTCCGCTAATTGCTTTGATCCTTTTCTTTGGCTCATAATTGCCAATATCTAGATCTAATGTCACTTCTCTATACTCTGCTGATGCTTTCATTGTGGCTAATTCTTCAAAAGTTGTTTTTGCGAGATCATTAATAACTTTTTCTCTGAATATGGATTCATTATAACCCCTACTGCTCATCACATCTTTAGCACATTTTGCAAGATTTTTAACATGGCTTGCACAGAATTCGTGAGATTGAAGCTCATCTGGAGAGATTTCTTCTGGCATACTACTTGGAGATATAAAATCAACTCTAGTCTTCCTCATATTGAGCTCTTCTTTTAGTACTTTTTCAAATATCTTCCTATTTGAACTAGTGATGTCATCTTTATCCTTATCTCTCAATACACTAAAATATGAAAGATTTAGAGCTACTTCAAATGAGATAGAACATCCACTTATGAATGATAACAAGCCATCCATTTGATCATTAGAAACATCTAACTGATCTTCTTCAGTTATATCCTCATGACCAACATGATTCAATGGTTTGACAATTGCTCCATCATTCTTATTAAAATATTGCTCAATTTTATTCATGAAGAATATAAGTAATCTGCTTCTGACAATTTTAGGAAATTTCTTACAGACAACTAAAGGATCATCATCAGAATTACAGACTTGTTTCATGTACATGTAGCGAACATTAGATAATGAAGAAGAGGTTGCTTCCTTGTTCTCTAACATCACTAAAATTGAGGCTAAGTAATCAGTCTTTAGTCTGAGTTCTGCATCTAATCCTAAATTGTCTATCTCTTTAAAACACACAAACAATGAAAAACCTTTTGTGAAAGCTGTAATCATATTGCCAAGATCACCTGATCTAGTAGAATTGAATCCATTTGTCTTGAACCCTGGTAGACATGAGAATAGAGAAGAGAACGGTAGACCAATTTCATCTAAGATATTATCTTCATTTATCATTATTGAGTAAAATATGTGCTTTGATGATCCAGAATTGCTAATTACTAATGGAATATTATATGGTCTAATATTAGTGAGTATCAT